TTGTGAAACACCACCACCACTATAATTGCTTGGAGTTCCTTTTGTTGCGGTAATAATACCAGGAGTTGCTTTTAAAACTGAATCTAATACGTCAGTTAAAGTACTTCCGATACCTTCATTACTATTAATACCACTTAATCCTACTAATGACATTTTATTTATGGTTTTATCTTTATAAAAATATGGTTGTTTTTTTTCATTAAATTTATTTAGTACAGGGTCAATCCAAAATTCTTCACCATCACCACGAACAACACAAAAAACGTGTTGCGGTATTTTATCGAATGGGTCATATGAAGCAAATCTATATAATACCTCAATATCTTCACCTGTATTCCTACGAATTGCATCTGCAATACCACAGGCCATAAGACTATATGATTTGCAATCGGAAGGTGTACTAATTATACTTGCAGGTGATTTAAGAAATTGCAATTCATTGCTTTCAATTGAATAAGGTACATTCTTTTTTAAAAAATCATATATATTTTTTGAAGTATCCTGTAAATCACTACCAATAAAATATGGGAATATTTTATCGTATTCATCTATATATTTATTATGTGTTTTTAGTATTCCCGATATAATATCATTAACACCTTGATTTTCTACTACCACATTTTGTTGGTTTAAGAATGGTGTTAATTTACCTAATATCGTATTTTTACTTATCATTAAAAATTATAATTAAATTTTAATGGTATTGAAATAAAATCCACTAACATATTACCTTTAAATTCTAAATAAAATTTATTAGTTTGAAATTTACGTAATAAATCAGCAACTCCTAAATATGATAATGTTACAGGTATATTAATAATTGTTGAACCGGAAGCAATTGTATATGGTGTAATTCCAAAAACACTACCTACTAATGCTCCATCAATATATAAATCACCGCTAATATTTTGTAAATCCGCAGTAGTATATGTTGGATTATTTACTTGAACCTGTAATTGTAAAATAGGTTCAGTTAAACTTAACCTTGAAAAATCTAAACCTTTATAAAAAATATTGATGCTTTTAGATAAAAGATATTTGCTATAAGCAATATAACCTAAGACACCAAATATTATCCATCCCCAATAATTCTTATTCATTCAAATTAATTGTGCATAAAAGTACGGCTTTTAGGTTACAAAATAACCAAAAAAACACTTTTTTTGTTAAATTTTCGTATTGTGGATAAGTTTAGGGTACAATTTAGTCTTATATTCGCAGAATAAAATTATATTCGCACCATCATAGATGGTCGAATATAATTTCTAAAGTACCCGTAAAACGACCTTTACATTAACTTTTTTCACCTTTAATTTACATATTAGGCAAAAAATATTAGGTTATATACAAATTTTTTATAAATTTGGGTATTACTAACATTTAAACCGCTTATTATGGCAAATTCAACTTTGCAGGAGCATACACTCCTGGATATTGTTCGACTGCAAAAAAAAATCGCAGTTTTAGAACAATTACAATTACTAAAAAATTGGAATAACATTAGGATTATGTTTGAAGCCCATCGGGATTTTAAACAGGATTTTATTATTCTAGACCAATTTGTTTTTCCATTCCAATTGGAACAGGAATTGAAAAATTTAATTGAAGATTCAATCGACCAATTAAACAGGGATTTAGAAACTTTATCTTTCAAATTAAAAACCATTAATGATGAGAATTAAAAAATATTCTATTGAGCAAATTTTTGATTGGTTTTCTTCTAACGAAGATTTATTAAAAATGCAATATGATAAACATATTACAAAGGATAAAAAAATACCTAAAAATGCTTTTCCGTTTGAAAGATTTTGTCTTATTATGTTTGACCGAGAAATGAACGAATATGATAATTTAATAAAAAAAACTAAAAAAAATTTATGAAAACATTAATTAGCAATGCTTTTACTACTATGCCTGTACAGGACAAATTCGGTTCACTAGGATTTCCTAGTAATGGATTAACTAAACTTGAATATTTTGCTCTTGAAATTTACAAGACAATTTATCAAGATAAAATAATGCCGGAAACTTTAATAAAAGTATCTATTGAGGACGCAATTAAATTTTTACAAACTTTGGAGCAAAACCAAAAAAACATATTAAATGAAAAAGAACCAACAAAAACCCTTATTGAATCATAATGCACAGGCAGTAATAATTTTAATAATTGCCTTTATAGTAACCGCTATTTTAGAAAATTGGTAAATGGAAAATAATACTAACATTCAAAAACCATCCATTGACCAATTACTTGAACTGCGAAAATATAATGCCGACCATATTCCCGATAAAGAAAATATAATCTTGAAAATTGGGGGCAGGGCGGTAGGTAGTACTCAAGCATATGTTATATACGGGGGGTTACCAAAGGCAGGCAAATCTAGTTTTCTCAATTCCTGTATTGCATCTGCATTTGTTCCTTATGATATTTTCACAATGAAAATTACTCTACCGGAGCAAAGGCGAAGGCTATGCCTATTTGATACGGAATCATCCGATTATGACTACTATAAGCGCATAGAATCAATTAAAAATTTTGCTGAACTTTCACACCTTCCGGATTACTTTGATAGTTTTCAAGTCCGCGAAGATGGAACAGGAACCATTCGTAAAATGGTAGAAAGATACCTAGAACTTAATTCCGATTGTTCGGTATTGGTTTTGGACGGATTATTAGACCTTATTGTAAATTATAACGACGAAACGGAATCGTCAATGCTTACTAAATGGTTAAAAAAAATTACCAAGGTGTACGACCTATTAATAATTTCAGTCTTGCACTTTAATAAATCCAACGATCATACTACCGGTGTAATTGGTTCCCATTCTGACCGCTTTGCACAATCTACCTTAGAAGTAAAAAAAGACAAAGAAAATAATACTTTTGTAATGCAATCTAGGTTTATGCGTTCGGACGCAGATTTTGAACCGGTTACATTAATGAATTTTAATGGTAAGTTTCAACAAGTAGGGAATGAATCAGTAAAGAAAAAAGGCGCAAAGGCTTCCGACCTGGACTCAATGGAATCACGAAGGTTGTGTAATCAAATAGTAAGTATTCCAATGCTATATAGTGAAATAGTGGACGAAATTAAAGAACGTACCGCAGAATCTAATACTTACGCAAAGCAATTAATAAAAATATGGATTAATAATGCCTACGTTGTGAAAGACCATAACAATAAATATAAAACCCGCTAACTTTTTTAACCTTTATGAAAAAGCTAATATTTTTTATTGAATTATCTTTTAGGTTCTTATGCGCAGTAATATTTGCGCTTATTGTAATGGGTTGGGTACTTTTAGAACATATCATAAAACAATATAACTTAATTAAGAAAAAATGAAAATTATAATTACTATTCTTATTTGGGAATTATTAAAAACAATATTTTATAAACTTTTAAATCGTTAATTATGAATATGAAAAAAATCTATTATTTAGGACATCGAATTTTTGAAATTGCAGGGCAATATGTAGTGAGTTTAGACAATAGCTATCACAAAACATTGACAAGTGCAAAATGCCATCTTGATTGGTTATTAAATTAAAAAAAGAAAGGCCTCCTTTTTTAGAGGAGGCCTAATTGAATATATTTACTAACATTCAATACCGAAACCGGCAACTTTTTTCACCACAAATATATGCAAATATGAATTACACGCAAAAAATTTATTTTATTATACAGGAACGCAGGGGCGCCTGTTTACCCGACTTAATGGAGGTAACCAAGTACAAAAGAATTACAATATTAAGGGCATTAAGCAAATTGTTAATAACACGTAAAATAATAAGCCTGGACTATCTAGGTAGTAAGTTTTTCGTAATAAATCCTAAAAACCTATAATATGGCTAAAATACTCTATACCGCCATCGTTTTTTTCGATAATGGCAATAAGGTAAGGAAATACCGAAATATCTCAAATTTGGGCAGTTTTATGCGTTTTTTAGGGGAAATAGGCGCCCACTATTGCAATTTGTACTATAAGGAAACTAATGCCTATTATAAGCGGTTATATGCAAAATAAGGAAGGCCGTGTAGAAACACGGCCCGATGGATTCAAACCTTCAATTTTAACCTATGCAAAACTCGTTTAACTTAAAAAAAGTTGTTTTTCGGCATTCCGCCTATTTTGTAAACCTGTACTTATTTTTCCATCCGAATAGACCCATCTGTCAAATTCACTAGCCACCGCAGGTGCATTATAACCTGCATTCAATAATTTAAGCAAATTACTATTTTGCAAGGCTCCGCGCCCTAAATTATAACTAAACGAACTTAATGCAATTAATTGATTGTCGCTAACAGGTACCTTTACAATTGATTGTACAAAAGAATAATCCTTTTGCGCTTCTTTTAAGAGCCATTGTTTTGCGGTTTCTTTGCCAATAATATCCCCTTTTTGAACAGGTCTATTTTCATCCCAATTAAATCCACTTCCATAACCAACCGAATATTGTTTATTATCCCAATATGCGACAGGTGTAAATTTTTCCCATCCGCCAATAAAATTAAATATATTGTCGCTAATGGTTCCGAAAGGGGTTTTATTTAGTGCCTTTGCTATTCTTGTTCTTAACATATATAAAATTAGGGCCGTTGCCAGGATCCCTAGAACGGCCTTTTTATTTTTTGTCATACCATTATTTTGAATCCTGTGCTGATGCACCTAATAAAAAAGTGCAAATAGTTGCAACAATTTGACCTGCTCCCTGTAATTTACCTGTGCCACTTGTAGCAAAGTAACCTCCAATTGAAGCTAATAATCCGAAGATTGTAGTTTTTAAGTTTTTCATTCTTTGTCCTTTTTAATTTTTTTAATATTGTAAACGATTGTAGTAATTGAAGCAATCCCACTTAATAACATAAACAAGGTACCTGCAATCATATTAACTTGATTAATACTTAATATGTAAGTTCCTACGCTTAAAATTGCGCCTGTAATACTTGTATGGTCTAAATGATTATTGTTCATCTTTATCTAAAACTTTTTTTGCAATAGTGTTAAAGGCTTCTGCCACCTGTACTGCGGTGTCAATGTTTGCCATTACACCTTTTTTAATTGATTCGTCAATCAAGGCTTTGATAATTTCTAAGGCTTTTTGGTTTTCCATATATGTTTTGTTTTGATTAAACTAAGGTTAAATTTAATTGCGTTGCTCCCCATTGGTAAGCATAACTATTTGAATCTGGACTACTTGAATAAGCTATATAATCTGCATCTTGCATAATTAAGTTTCCTTCCGCTACTTGTATATTTTCACTTGTAAATAATTGCCAATAAAATGTAGCACTACTTGTTAAATTATCATTAATACTATTCATATTAAAAATAGTGGCTAAAACCATTATTCCATTGTACCATATTGATACAGGTTGTATTTCTTTCATATTAATTAATATTATTTTTTACTAATTTATTGTTTAATTCTTGAATTGCTTTTATCATTATTGGAACTAATTTTGAATAATCCACTCCTTGATAATCTGTTCCATCTTTTATTCCGCTAACTGCATAAGGTAATATTTTTTGCAATTCGTGGGCAATTACTCCGTCCATTCTATTTTCTAATCCTTTCCATTTAAAATCATAAACTTTTATTAATGATAATTTTTCTAAACCATTAATTTGTTTAAAATCTTCTTTTAATCTATAATCACTTGTAGTGTTATATAAAACTGCATCAGTTAAACCTGCTCTTTGTATGCTACCTATATTACCACCACTTGCTTTTCTAAAGTATAAAAAATATGCGTTTGACGCATCATCACTATCTCTCATATCAATACCAACCTTGCTAGTAAAACCGGAATAAATATTAAACTTACCATTTAAACCTGTTGTACCAACTTCTAAAATATTTGCAACATTTACAACACCTGAATTTCCAATAACAAAAGCATCACCTACTGAATAAGTATTAAAACTATAATTTAAAGATGTTGATGTACCTGTTGCATATAATGTACCATCTCCACCTGCTGCATTTTTAAATAATATTGCTTGATTACCTGAACCTGCTTGTATTATTATAGCCCTTCCTGTTGCAGATGCAGTACCAAACGAGCTTCCATTAACATTCGAACGAATTGTACCACTAACGTCTAATTTATATCCTGCATCGGTTGTTGTTCCAACTAATACGTTTCCACCGGCTACATTTAATCCTAATGGTGTATTTGCAGTACCTTGCCAAACTGCTTGAATTTCTCCTCTACCTGTTGTTGCATCAATACCAAATAACATTTGTTTTCCGGTAGTTCCAGATGCTTCACCTATTCTCATTATAGTACCTAAAGCAGATACCACTTGTAATTTTGATAATGGGGAAGCCGTACCAAAACCAAAATTTCCGGTAGTGTTTATATAAGAAGGAGAATTATTTGCGTGAAGTGTTATAGTAGTAAAAGTAGGAGATGTCATTCCTAAAGTATATGAATCATCCGATTCTCTTAATGCTACAAATCCTGCACCTAAACTATTATTAATTTGAATACCATAACCACCCGAAGCAACATTACTTAAAATTAACGGCCCTGTTAAAGTTCCACCTGTTAATGGCAAATAAGAACTTAAATCACTTGTTAAAGCTAAAGTACCTGTCGTAGCAGGAAAAGTGTAATTATATCCTGCTAATGTTTGAAAAATAAAATTGGCACCACCGGTTCCATTTGCTAAAGCAAAATTAACACCATTAGTTGAACCATATATATTTGTATATGAAGCAGTAGCACCACCACTAGCATATCCTAAATTTAAACCATTTTGTACGTTTTGTATTCCGGTAGTAGTAACATTTGCACTTAAAGTAATTGCATTTGTAGAACTATTTATTGAAAATGGTGTATTTGTTAAACCATTATTATAAATATCGAAACTATTAGCACCTGCATTATAGGTATTACCTATTCTCCATTTACTTACACCTGCGTTTTGAAAAACTAAATAAGCATTGCTTGAGCCTGTACCATTAAAAGTAGCATTTGTGCCTGTTCCGTGAATATCTAAAGGAGCACCTGGACTATTTGTACCTATACCTAATCTTTTATTAGTATTATCCCAAAAAAATGTTGAATTACTTTGACTTTCTAAACCACTTGTTCCTGCAAATAAAACTGAACCTGCGGTGTTTCCTGTATTTGTAATTGAATTACTAGACAATCCACCTGCGGTAATTACTATGCCTGTGGCAGTAGTATTACCATTTAAACAAACACTACTTAATGTTCCGCCACCTACTCCTGCGTCCGCTACTAACGTCCACGCGGAACCTGTGTCCTCAAAAATTTGTCCGGAATCAGTAGATATAAATAACCTTCCTGCAAAACCATAAGTAGGTCTATTTGCTAATGTATCGGTGTACATTGCCGGAGTTCCTTTTTGGTTTAATATATCGTAAAATACTCTTACACTCATTTGAATTAATTTGTGTTATTACACGTTTAAATATCTTTTACGAACCACTACTACGTTGTTACCTGTTGTTGTTGTTCCAAAATTTACAAAAAATCTTTGGCTTGTTACCTCACCTGTATTACCCGAAATTTCAAATTGTTGGTTAGGTTGCAAAGTAATATTTTCAATTTTGGCTACACTCGTACCATAATTAATAAAAGTTAATCCATTGTATGGATAACCACCAACGTATTGGCTCGTATCACAGGTGTAAAAATCTACCTCGTATTTTAATGCGGTTATATTTATATCAGTCATTTTATATAGTATTTGGAATGTTACCTAATTTTTTATATCCCGAAAGTGAAAAATGTGCGCGGTATGAATTATCTGCAATTACTTGGTTATTTATATCTAAAGTTTGCACAATTGGTACACCTGTATCGTTAGATGGGGCCGCCGGATTAGGTGCGGTTGGATAATCCAATAATGCAGTTGCAGAACCTTTTTTTCTATAATATAAATATAGACCTAAGCCTACTATACCTAATAATATTAATGTTTGATTACTAAACATTTTTTTTTCTTTTTTCATACTTTTATTTAATTATATTATAAAAATTCTCCTCTATCTAATTCACCTACTTCAATACTTCCTTTTAATGTTGGTGTTGTATTATACCATATAAAATCAGAAAGAAAATTTTGCCCACTTCCATAACCACCACCACCGCCACCAAAATCGCCACCACTTGCACTACCACCACCTCCACCACCGGTAGATTGTTGTGGATTAAATAATAAACTATCAAACATACTTAATGACATCGGCGGTTTTTCCGTATCGGTTGGTATATCTTCTGCCGGGCCATATTGTCCTTTATCTAATTCACCTACTTCAATACTTCCTTTTAATTCCGGAGCAGGTGCAATTGGTGGAATATAAATATCAATAGGAGGATAATATACAGGTTGACTAGGTGTACTTACAAAATAATCACCTCCTCCACCTCCTCCATATTCTCCTTTATCTAATTGGCCTACTTCAATACTTCCTTTTAATTCGGGAGCAGGTGTTTCATATACAGGAAAATTATAAATTGGTTCCGGTCTTGTATATACAGGTGGCTCATATATTGGCGCACTTGGATATTGTATTACGGGCATTATTTTAATAATATCCAAAATAGGATTTGTTAACACCGGAAGCGCACTAATTGGACTAGGTTGTGTTGGTTCAATATATACAGGTTCGCTAGGTGCATAAATGGGTTGCACAGGTGCCACATAAACAGGACTTGGTGCAATCGGTTGCATTTCGCTACCGCCACCTGTCGTTGGGGGAACGACAGGTGCTATTGTACTTTTCTTTTTAAAGAATAAATATAAACCAATTCCTGCGACTGCCATAAGCAATAAGTTTTTTTGGTCGTTGTTTTCCATTTTAAGCGGTTTGAATATCATTTTTAAAAACAAAGCCAGGTATTCCATTCATAAAACTTTCACCAATTACAACGGAATACATTTCAGTTCCTTTGGTTCCTGTCATTGTCATTCCAATTCCATCGGTGTCGTAAGTATAAATAACATCCATATTATTGTCAAATACCTGTGTTCCTTCTTTGGAAAATATTTGTGTTGTTCCGCTTGGAACATTATTTTGATAATCTAATACTTTTACATTTCCTGTTAAATTTGTTGATTTTTTAAAGGATGAAAAAAGTACATATGCTATTGCAAGACCTCCTAATACTTTTATATATTGAAATTTATTAGATTTTACTCTTTTTCTAGTTGTCTTTTTTTTCTTAGATGCTCTTTTCATATATTAAAATCTAAATTTTATTCCTTTACGGGAATAGTTATCATTAATTTTGTTTATTTCAGTTCGGTTTAAATTACCTATAATAAATTGAACTAAATCTTGCATTCCACCGGTAGGCACTCCAAAAAAATACTCTTGTCTTTGTCCGAATGTATCGTACAAAATTGAAAAATCTGCATCATTTTGCACTCTAGCTATTTGCATTCCTGCATCACTTTTATTATCACTTATACCGGAATGGTATAAATCATTATAAATATTATTAGCAATTATTTGCCACTCTCCCCTGCTTTTTGTAGGTGTTTGAGTTATAATAGATTGGTTTAAATAATCTTGAATATTTTGTGTTTGAGTTAAATCTTGTTTAATTTGGGCATCACTTTGCATAAATCCCAATTTAATAAGAATAGGTTTTAATATTAAAAAATAACCTGCGCCAATACCAATTGCGTAAGTTATTATTTTTGTATTTGGATTATTTTCTGCCATT